AAACAGACAAAACCACAAAAGGGAGGTCGTACGGCTTAGTGAAATACCTCCCTTTTGTGGTTTTGTCTGTTTGTCGACTTTTTGTGTTGGTGGTGAGTGTTGTGCAGCCTGAGCTTCCTGATAGTCGTGAGTGGTGTGGGGAGACGCGTCGTTGGTGGCGTGTGTGGGGTGAGGATAGTCGCGCGCAGTACGTGTCTGATGAGGAGTGGCTGTTTCTTATGGATGCTGCGGTGATTCATGATTGTGTGTGGCGTGAGGGTCGCGCGGATTTGGTGGCTTCGCTTCGTGCTCATGTGAAGGCTTTTATGGGCATGTTGGATCGGTATTCGGTTGATGTGGTGTCTGGTGGCCGTGGTGGGGGTTCTGCGGTGGCGATGATTGACCGGTATAGGAAGCGCAAGGGGGCTTGAGTAGGTGTCTGGTGTTGTTGGGTCTCAGGTGCCTCGTCACCGTGTGGCTGCGGCGTATTCGGTGTCTGCTGGCGGTGATGCTGGGGAGTTGGGTCGTGCGTATGGGTTGACGCCTGATCCGTGGCAGCAGCAGGTGTTGGATGATTGGCTGGCTGTCGGTAGCAATGGCAGGCTTGCTTCGGGTGTGTGTGGGGTGTTTGTGCCTCGCCAGAATGGCAAGAATGCTATTTTGGAGATTGTGGAGTTGTTTAAGGCGACTATTCAGGGTCGCCGTATTTTGCATACGGCTCACGAGTTGAAGTCGGCTCGTAAGGCGTTTATGCGGTTGCGTTCGTTTTTTGAGAATGAGCGGCAGTTTCCTGACTTGTATCGTATGGTGAAGTCGATTCGTGCGACGAATGGTCAGGAGGCTATTGTGTTGCATCATCCGGATTGTGCCACGTTTGAGAAGAAGTGTGGTTGTCCGGGTTGGGGTTCGGTGGAGTTTGTGGCCCGTAGCCGGGGTTCTGCTCGCGGGTTTACGGTTGATGATTTGGTGTGTGATGAGGCTCAGGAGTTGTCGGATGAGCAGTTGGAGGCTTTGCTTCCTACGGTGTCTGCGGCTCCTTCGGGTGATCCTCAGCAGATTTTCCTTGGTACGCCGCCTGGGCCGTTGGCTGATGGTTCGGTGGTGTTGCGTTTGCGTGGGCAGGCTTTGTCGGGGGGTAAGAGGTTTGCGTGGACGGAGTTTTCGATTCCTGACGAGTCTGATCCGGATGATGTGTCGCGGCAGTGGCGGAGGTTGGCGGGGGATACGAATCCGGCGTTGGGGCGTCGTCTGAATTTTGGGACCGTGAGCGATGAGCATGAGTCGATGTCTGCTGCCGGGTTTGCTCGGGAGCGGCTTGGCTGGTGGGATCGTGGCCAGTCTGCTGCGTCTGTGGTTCCTGCTGATAAGTGGGCTCAGTCGGCTGTCGATGATGTGGAGCTTTCTGGCGGGAAAGTGTTTGGTGTCTCGTTTTCTCGCTCGGGGGATCGTGTCGCGCTGGCGGGTGCCGGCCGGACTGATGATGGTGTTCATGTTGAGGTGATTGATGGCCTGTCGGGCACGATTGTTGATGGTGTGGGCCGGTTGGCTGACTGGTTGGCGTTGCGTTGGGGTGACACTGAAAAGATTATGGTTGCCGGGTCTGGTGCGGTGTTGTTGCAGAAGGCGTTGACGGATCGTGGTATTCCGGGTCGTGGCGTGATTGTGGCTGATACTGGCGTGTATGTGGAGGCGTGTCAGGCGTTTTTGGAGGGTGTCAGGTCGGGTGTGGTTTCTCATCCTCGTGCCGATTCGAGGCGTGACATGTTGGATATTGCTGTGAGGTCGGCTGTGCAGAAGAAGAAGGGTTCTGCGTGGGGTTGGGGTTCCTCGTTTAAGGATGGTTCTGAGGTTCCTTTGGAGGCTGTGTCTTTGGCGTTTTTGGGGGCTAAACGTGTTCGTCGTGGCCGTCGGGAGCGTAGTGGTAGGAAGCGGGTGTCTGTGGTATGAACGTGGACGAGTTGGCTCTGATTGAGGGCATGTACGATCGTATCCAAAGGTTGTCTTCGTGGCATTGTCGCATTGAGGGCTACTATGAGGGCTCTAATCGGGTGCGTGATTTGGGGGTGGCTATTCCGCCGGAGTTGCAGCGTGTGCAGACGGTGGTGTCGTGGCCTGGTATAGCTGTGGATGCTTTGGAGGAGCGTCTGGATTGGCTGGGTTGGACGAATGGTGACGGCTACGGTTTGGATGGTGTGTATGCGGCGAATCGGCTTGCTACGGCGTCGTGTGATGTGCATTTGGATGCGCTGATTTTTGGGTTGTCGTTTGTGGCTGTTATTCCCCAGGGGGATGGGTCGGTGTTGGTTCGTCCGCAGTCACCAAAGAATTGTACTGGCCGGTTTTCTTCCGATGGGTCTCGTTTGGATGCTGGCCTTGTGGTGCAGCAGACGTGTGATCCTGAGGTTGTTGAGGCGGAGTTGTTGCTTCCTGATGTGATTGTTCAGGTTGAGCGGCGGGGTTCGCGTGAATGGGTTGAGACGGGCCGTATCGTGAATAGTCTTGGTGCGGTTCCGTTGGTGCCTGTTGTGAATCGTCGCCGTACTTCTAGGATTGATGGCCGTTCGGAGATTACGAGGTCTATTAGGGCTTACACTGATGAGGCTGTGCGCACACTGTTGGGGCAGTCTGTGAATCGTGACTTCTACGCCTACCCGCAAAGGTGGGTTACGGGCGTGTCGGCTGACGAGTTTTCGCAGCCTGGCTGGGTCCTGTCAATGGCTTCTGTGTGGGCTGTGGATAAGGATGATGACGGTGACACTCCGAATGTGGGGTCGTTTCCTGTCAATAGTCCTACACCGTATTCGGATCAGATGAGACTGTTGGCGCAGTTGACTGCGGGTGAGGCGGCTGTTCCGGAACGCTATTTCGGGTTTATCACGTCTAACCCACCTAGTGGGGAGGCTTTGGCTGCCGAGGAATCTCGGCTTGTGAAGCGTGCTGAACGCAGGCAGACATCGTTTGGTCAGGGCTGGCTGTCGGTTGGTTTTCTGGCTGCCAAGGCGTTGGATTCTCGTGTTGATGAGGCCGATTTTTTTGGTGATGTTGGTTTGCGTTGGCGTGATGCTTCAACGCCTACCCGGGCGGCTACGGCTGATGCTGTGACGAAGCTTGTTGGTGCCGGTATTTTGCCTGCTGATTCTCGTACGGTGTTGGAGATGTTGGGGCTTGATGATGTGCAGGTTGAGGCTGTGATGCGTCATCGTGCTGAGTCGTCTGACCCGTTGGCGGCACTGGCTGGGGCGATATCGCGTCAAACTAACGAGGTATGATAGGCGATGGCTTCGGGGGCTATGTCGAGGCTTGCTGCGACTGAGTATCAGCGTGAGGCGGTCAGGTTTGCTGGGAAGTATGCGGGCTATTATGCCGAGCTGGGTCGTTTGTGGCATTCCGGGAAGATGACAGATGCGCAGTATGTGCGTTTGTGTGTGGAGTTGGAGCGTGCCGGCCATGATGGTTCGGCATCGTTGGCTGCCAGGTTTGTGTCGGATTTTCGCCGGTTGAATGGTGTGGATCCTGGTTTGATTGTGTATGACGAGTTTGATGCTGCGGCGGCTTTGGCTAGGTCGTTTTCGACTATGAAGATTCTTGAGAGTGACCCGGATAGGGCGAATGATACGATTGATGCGATGGCTGCGGGTGTTAATCGGGCTGTTATGAATGCTGGCCGTGACACGGTTGAGTGGTCGGCGGGTGCGCAGGGTAGGTCGTGGCGCAGGGTTACTGACGGGGATCCGTGTGCTTTTTGTGCCATGTTGGCTACGAGGTCGGATTATACGACCAAAGAAAGGGCACTTACTACTGGACATACTCGGCGTCATAAGCGTGGTGGTAAGCGTCCGTTTGGTTCGAAGTATCATGATCATTGTGGTTGTACGGTGGTTGAGGTTGTTGGCCCTTGGGAACCAAATAGGGCTGATGCCGGGTATCAGAGGACGTATGAGAAGGCCCGTGAGTGGGTTGATGATCATGGGTTGCAGCAGTCGCCTGGCAATATTTTGAAGGCTATGCGTACTGTTGGCGGCATGAGATAATTTGATGTGGTTTCCGGTTGTGCGCCGCCGGTTATCGGTGCATGGGGTTGTCTCCCGCACGGGGGTCAACAATGTTGTGTTGTTTTCCGCAAGGAGTGTAGGGTTAGGCTATGGCCGATCAGAGTGTTGAGGAACAGAATGTTGACAATGATGTTGTGGAGTCCGGAAAGGGTAACGGCATTGTTGATACAGTAAAAGACGATGGCGGGCAGGAGGTAGCCGACAATCAGTTGAAGAATGAAGGCGAGGGTAAATCGCCGGGGACTGATTGGAAGGCGGAGGCCCGTAAGTGGGAGTCTCGTGCTAAAAGTAATTTCGCCGAGTTGGAGAAGCTTCGCGCCTCGGATGGTGATTCTGGATCTACTATTGATGAGCTTCGCCGCAAGAATGAGGAACTCGAAGACAGGATCAACGGGTTTGTTCTTGAGGGTATGAAGCGCGAGGTGGCTTCAGAGTATGGTTTGTCCAGTGATGCGATCGCTTTCTTGTCGGGTGGCGATAAGGAGTCGCTTGCCGAGTCTGCGAAAGCTTTGAAGGTTTTGATCGACCATAGTAGTGGTGGCGCGGGTGTGCGCCGTCTTGCGGGGAGTGCCCCCGTTGATGATGTTAAACGACGTGAGGGTGTCGCGTTTGTGGATGCTCTTGTCAATAATTCTAGGAGATGATTTGTGATGGCTGACGATTTTCTTTCTGCAGGGAAGCTTGAGCTTCCTGGTTCTATGATTGGTGCGGTTCGTGACCGTGCTATCGATTCTGGTGTTTTGGCGAAGCTTTCGCCGGAGCAGCCGACTATTTTCGGTCCTGTTAAGGGTGCCGTGTTTAGTGGTGTTCCTCGCGCTAAGATTGTTGGTGAGGGCGAGGTTAAGCCTTCCGCGTCTGTTGATGTTTCGGCGTTTACTGCGCAGCCTATCAAGGTTGTGACTCAGCAGCGTGTCTCGGACGAGTTTATGTGGGCTGATGCTGATTACCGTCTGGGTGTGCTTCAGGATCTGATTTCGCCTGCTTTGGGTGCTTCGATTGGTCGCGCCGTGGATCTGATTGCTTTCCACGGTATTGATCCGGCTACGGGTAAGCCTGCTGCGGCTGTCAAGTCTTCGCTGGATAAGACGAAGCATATTGTTGATGCAACCGATAGCGCTACGGCTGATCTTGTTAAGGCGGTTGGGCTGATTGCTGGTGCTGGTTTGCAGGTTCCTAACGGGGTTGCTTTGGATCCCGCGTTCTCGTTTGCCCTGTCTACTGAGGTGTATCCGAAGGGGTCTCCGCTTGCCGGGCAGCCGATGTATCCTGCCGCCGGTTTCGCTGGCCTGGATAATTGGCGTGGCCTGAATGTTGGTGCTTCTTCGACTGTTTCGGGTGCCCCGGAGATGTCGCCTGCCTCTGGTGTTAAGGCTATTGTGGGTGATTTCTCTCGTGTTCATTGGGGTTTCCAGCGTAACTTCCCGATCGAGCTTATCGAGTATGGTGACCCGGATCAGACTGGGCGTGACCTGAAGGGCCATAACGAGGTTATGGTTCGCGCCGAGGCTGTCCTGTATGTGGCTATCGAGTCGCTTGACTCGTTTGCTGTTGTGAAGGAGAAGGCTGCCCCGAAGCCTAATCCGCCGGCCGAGAACTGATCTATTTGTTGCGATAATGTTCATGCTGTGTGCAGGGGGTGGTGTTGATGGGTATCATTTTGAAGCCTGAGGATATTGAGCCTTTCGCCGATATTCCTAGAGAGAAGCTTGAGGCGATGATTGCCGATGTGGAGGCTGTGGCTGTCAGTGTCGCCCCCTGTATCGCTAAACCGGATTTCAAATACAAGGATGCCGCTAAGGCTATTCTGCGTCGGGCTTTGTTGCGCTGGAATGATACCGGGGTTTCGGGTCAGGTGCAGTATGAGTCTGCGGGCCCGTTTGCTCAGACTACACGGTCTAGTACTCCCACGAATTTGTTGTGGCCTTCTGAGATTGCTGCGTTGAAGAAGTTGTGTGGGGGTGATGGTGGGGCTGGTAAAGCGTTCACTATTACACCGACCATGAGGAGTAGTGTGAATCATTCTGAGGTGTGTTCCACGGTGTGGGGTGAGGGTTGCTCGTGCGGGTCGAATATTAACGGCTACGCTGGCCCTTTGTGGGAGATATGATATGACCAGTTTTCCTTATGGTGAAACGGTTGTGATGCTTCAACCGACTATTCGTGTCGATGATCTTGGCGACAAGGTGGAAGACTGGTCTAAGCCTGTCGAGACTGTGTTCCATAACGTGGCCATCTATGCTTCCGTTTCGCAGGAGGATGAGGCCGCGGGGCGTGACTCGGATTATGAGCATTGGTCGATGCTTTTCAAGCAGTCTGTTGTGGGTGCTGATTATCGTTGCCGGTGGCGTATTCGGGGTGTTGTGTGGGAGGCTGACGGGTCTCCTATGGTGTGGCATCATCCGATGTCCGGTTGGGATGCGGGCACGCAGATCAATGTGAAGCGTAAGAAGGGCTGATGGGTAGTGGCTCAGGATGTGAATGTGAAGCTGAACTTGCCGGGTATTCGTGAGGTGTTGAAGTCTTCTGGGGTGCAGGCGATGTTGGCTGAGCGTGGCGAGCGTGTCAAGCGTGCGGCCTCGGCGAATGTGGGCGGTAACGCTTTCGATAAGGCCCAATACCGTAATGGTTTGTCGTCGGAGGTGCAGGTTCACCGTGTTGAGGCTGTCGCCAGGATTGGCACCACATATAAGGGTGGGAAGCGTATTGAGGCGAAGCATGGCACGCTGGCTCGTTCGATTGGGGCTGCGTCGTGATCGTCTACGATGACCCCAGGAAGTGGGCTAAACGCGTGCTCAAGGATGATGGCTGGCTGTCTGGGATACCATGCACAGGGACAGTGCCGGATAGCTTTGAGGGTGACCTTATTTGGTTGGCGTTGGATGGTGGCCCGCAGTTGCATGTTCGTGAGCGTGTTTTTTTGCGGGTGAATGTGTTTTCGGATACGCCGGATCGTGCTATGTCGTTGGCGCGTCGTGTTGAGGCTGTTCTGGCTGACGGGGTGGACGGTGATCCTGTGGTGTACTGTAAACGGTCTACTGGTCCTGATTTGCTGGTTGATGGTGCACGTTTTGATGTGTATTCGCTGTTCGAGCTGATATGTAGGCCTGCTGAGTCTGAATAAGCTTATTGTTTTTGTTTTAATGTAATTGTTTGATATTTAATGGGGGTTGTGATGGCTGCAACACGTAAAGCGTCTAATGTTCGTTCAGCGGTTACTGGCGACGTTTATATTGGTGACGCGCACGCGGGTGATACTATTGATGGTGTGAAGACGGTTCCTTCTGGGCTTACAGCTTTAGGGTATTTGTCGGATGACGGGTTTAAGATTAAGCCTGAGCGTAAAACGGATGATTTGAAGGCTTGGCAGAATGCGGATGTTGTTCGCACGGTTGCTACCGAGTCTTCTATCGAGATTTCTTTCCAGCTGATCGAGTCTAAGAAGGAGGTTATCGAGCTGTTTTGGCAGTCGAAGGTTACTGCCGGAGCCGATTCGGGTTCGTTCGATATTTCTCCTGGTGCCACCACTGGCGTGCACGCTTTACTGATGGATATTGTTGATGGGGATCAGGTTATTCGCTACTATTTCCCTGAGGTTGAGTTGATCGATCGTGACGAGATTAAGGGTAAGAATGGCGAGGTGTACGGGTATGGTGTGACGTTGAAGGCGTATCCTGCCCAGATTAATAAGAAGGGTGATGCGGTGTCTGGTCGGGGGTGGATGACGGCTTTAAAAGCTGATACTCCCCCGGTTCCTCCTTCTCCGAAGCCTCAGCCGGATCCGAATCCTCCGGCCGGTAACTGATACACGATTTTAGGGATTGTTGATAGATGAGTGACACAGGTTACACGTTGAAGATTGGTGACCGTAGCTGGGTGTTGGCGGATGCGGAGGAAACAGCGCAGGCTGTTCCTGCCCGCGTTTTTCGCCGCGCCGCCAGGATTGCCCAGTCTGGGGAGTCTGCTGATTTCGCCCAGGTTGAGGTGATGTTTTCCATGTTGGAGGCTGCCGCCCCAGAGGATGCTGTGGAGGCCTTGGAGGGGCTTCCTATGGTTCGTGTGGCCGAGATTTTCCGTGAGTGGATGGAATATAAGCCTGAAGGTAAGGGTGCCTCGCTGGGGGAATAGTTTGGCTCCACGGCCTGATTGATGATTATCGTGGGGCCATCGAATACGATTTCCGCACCAAGTTTGGTGTTTCTGTTTATAGTGTTGGTGGCCCGCAGATGTGTTGGGGTGAGGCTGTCCGGCTGGCTGGCGTGTTGTGTACCGATACGTCTAGCCAGTTGGCGGCCCACCTGAATGGTTGGCAGCGCCCGTTTGAATGGTGCGAGTGGGCTGTACTGGACATGCTGGATCATTACAGGTCTGCTAATAGTGAGGGGCAGCCGGAGCCTGTGGCGAGGCCTACGGATGAGCGTAGGGCCAGGTTTACGTCTGGGCAGGTGGACGATATTTTGGCGCGTGTTCGTGCCGGTGGCGGGGTGTCTCGCGAGATTAATATTATGGGGTGAATAGTGTATGTCTGGTGAGATTGCTTCCGCATATGTGTCGTTGTATACGAAGATGCCCGGTTTGAAGGCGGATGTTGGTAAACAGCTTTCTGGGGTGATGCCTGCTGAGGGTCAGCGTTCGGGTAGTCTTTTTGCTAAGGGCATGAAGTTGGCGCTTGGTGGCGCGGCAATGGTTGGTGCTATCAATGTTGCTAAGAAGGGCCTCAAGTCTATCTATGATGTGACTATTGGTGGCGGTATTGCTAGGGCGATGGCTATTGATGAGGCTCAGGCTAAACTGACTGGTTTGGGTCATACGTCTTCTGACACGTCTTCGATTATGAATTCGGCTATTGAGGCCGTGACTGGTACGTCGTATGCGTTGGGTGATGCGGCTTCTACTGCGGCGGCGTTGTCTGCTTCGGGTGTGAAGTCTGGCGGGCAGATGACGGATGTGTTGAAGACTGTCGCCGATGTGTCTTATATTTCGGGTAAGTCGTTTCAGGATACGGGCGCTATTTTTACGTCTGTGATGGCCCGCGGTAAGTTGCAGGGCGATGACATGTTGCAGCTTACGATGGCGGGTGTTCCTGTCCTGTCTTTGCTTGCCAGGCAGACGGGTAAAACCTCGGCTGAGGTGTCGCAGATGGTGTCGAAGGGGCAGATTGATTTTGCCACGTTTGCGGCTGCGATGAAGCTTGGCATGGGTGGTGCTGCGCAGGCGTCTGGTAAGACGTTTGAGGGCGCTATGAAGAATGTTAAGGGTGCCCTGGGCTATCTTGGTGCTACGGCTATGGCGCCGTTTCTTAACGGCCTGCGGCAGATTTTTGTTGCGTTGAATCCGGTTATCAAGTCGGTGACGGATTCCGTGAAGCCGATGTTTGCTGCCGTAGATGCTGGTATTCAGCGTATGATGCCGTCTATTTTGGCGTGGATTAATCGTATGCCGGCTATGATCACTCGAATGAATGCACAGATGCGCGCCAAGGTGGAGCAGTTGAAGGGCATTTTTGCGAGAATGCATTTGCCTGTTCCTAAAGTAAATCTTGCTGCCATGTTTGCGGGTGGCACAGCGGTGTTTGGTATTGTTGCTGCGGGTGTGGGGAAGCTTGTCGCGGGGTTTGCCCCGTTGGCGGTGTCGTTGAAGAATCTGTTGCCGTCGTTTGGTGCTTTGAAGGGTGCCGCTGGCGGGCTTGGCGGGGTGTTTCGCGCCTTGGGTGGCCCTGTCGGTATTGTGATCGGGCTGTTTGCGGCAATGTTTGCTACGAACGCCCAGTTCCGTGCCGCGGTGATGCAGCTTGTGGCTGTGGTTGGCCAGGCGTTGGGGCAGATTATGGCCGCTGTGCAGCCTGTGTTTGGTCTAATTGCTGGTTTGGTGGCACGGTTGGCGCCAGTGTTTGCCCAGATTATCGGTTTGGTTGCCGGTTTGGCTGCACAGCTTATGCCTGTGATTGGTATGCTTGTCGCCCGGCTGGTTCCTGTGATCACGCAGATTATTGGTGCTGTGACGCAGGTTGCTGCCATGTTGTTGCCGGCGTTGATGCCGGTGTTGCAGGCTGTTGTGGCTGTGATACGTCAGGTTGTTGGCGTGGTCATGCAGTTGGTGCCTGTTTTGATGCCTGTGATTCAGCAGATTTTGGGTGCTGTCATGTCTGTGCTGCCACCTATTATTGGCCTGATCCGGTCGTTGATACCAGTCATCATGTCTGTTATGCGTGTGGTGGTTCAGGTTGTTGCGGTTGTGATACAGGTGGTGGCCCGTATTCTTGCTGTTGTGGCTCCGATGGTGGCGGCCGTGGTCGGGTTTGTTGCCCGTATTGTTGGTGCTGTCGTGTCGGCTGTGGCCCGTGTTATTGCCGCTGTTGCCCGTGTCATCTCGTGGGTTGTTGCCCATTTTGTGTCTGGTTTGGCGCGTATGGGTTCGGTGGTTCAGGCTGGCTGGAATCATATTAGGGCGTTTACGTCTGCGTTTATTAATGGTTTCAAGTCGATTGTTTCTGGCGGCGTGAACGCGGTTGTTGGGTTTTTTGCTCGGCTGGGTTCTTCAGTGGCTAGCCATGTGAGGTCTGGTTTTAACGCGGCTCGTGGCGCTGTTTCTTCTGCGATGAATGCTATCCGGAGTGTTGTGTCTTCGGTGGCGTCTGCTGTTGGCGGATTTTTCGGGTCGATGGCGTCTAGGGTTCGTGGTGCTGCCTCGTCCGGGTTTAACGCTGCGAGGGGTGCGGCTTCTTCTGCTATGCATGCTATGGGCTCGGCTGTGTCTAGTGGTGTGCATAGTGTGCTGGGTTTTTTCAGGAATCTTCCCAGCAATATTAGGGGCGCCTTGGGTAACATGGGGTCCTTGTTGGTGTCTGCTGGCCATAATGTTGTTGCCGGTTTGGGTAACGGTATTAAGAATGCTATGAGTGGCCTGTTGGATACGGTGCGTAATATGGGTTCCCAGATTGCGAATGCTGCGAAGTCTGCTCTGGGTATTCATTCCCCGTCTCGGGTGTTTCGTGACCAGGTTGGCCGTCAGGTTGTTGCCGGTTTGGCTGAGGGGATCACGGGGAATGCTGGTTTGGCGTTGGATGCGATGTCGGGTGTTGCTTCGCAGCTTCCGGATGCTGTTGATGCCCGGTTTGGTGTGCGATCGTCTGTGGGCTCGTTTACACCATACAACAAGTATCAACGTATGAATGATAAGAGTGTTGTGGTGAATGTGAATGGCCCGACGTATGGTGATCCTGCCGAGTTTGCGAAGCGGATTGAGCGGCAGCAGCGTGACGCTTTGAATGCGTTGGCTTACATGTGATAGAGGGGGTGTTGTGCATGTTTATTCCTGACCCGTCTGATCGTGCCGGTTTGACTGTGACCTGGTCTATGGATCCGCGGTTTGGTGACGAGCGTGTGCTTCATTTGACGGATTATACGGGGTCGTCTCCGGTGATGTTGTTGAATGATTCGTTGCGCGGTTTGGGTGTTCCTGAGGTGGAGCAGTTTTCTCAAACGCATGTTGGGGTGCACGGTTCGGAGTGGCGCGGGTTTAATGTGAAGCCTCGCGAGGTGACGCTACCTGTCCTGGTGTCGGGTGTTGACCCGGATCCGGTGGGCGGGTTTCGTGACGGTTTTTTGAAAGCCTATGACGCGTTGTGGTCTGCGTTTCCCCCGGGCGAGGAGGGGGAGTTGTCTGTGAAGACTCCTGCCGGTCGTGAGCGTGTGCTGCGGTGCCGGTTTGATTCGGTGGATGACACGTTTACGGTGGATCCGGTGAACAGGGGTTATGCGCGCTATCTGTTGCATTTGACGGCCTATGACCCGTTTTGGTATGGGGATGAGCAGAAGTTTCGTTTTAGTAACGCAAAGTTGCAGGATTGGCTGGGTGGCGGCCCGGTCGGCGGGAATGGCACGGCGTTTCCTGTGGTGTTAACACCGGGTGTGGGCTCGGGTTGGGATAACCTGTCTAATAAGGGTGATGTGCCTGCGTGGCCTGTGATTCGTGTTGAGGGGCCTTTGGAGTCGTGGTCTGTGCAGATTGATGGTTTGCGTGTGTCTTCTGATTATCCTGTCGAGGAGTATGATTGGATCACTATTGATACGGATCCTCGCCAGCAGTCTGCGTTGTTGAACGGGTTTGAGGATGTGATGGATCGTTTGACAGAGTGGGAGTTTGCGCCTATCCCGCCTGGCGGTTCTAAGAGTGTGAATATTGAGATGGTTGGTTTGGGTGCCATTGTTGTGTCGGTGCAGTACAGGTTTTTGAGGGCTTGGTGAATAGTTGATGGCTGGTCTTGTTCCGCATGTAACATTGTTTACGCCGGATTATCGCCGTGTGGCGCCTATCAATTTTTTTGAGTCGTTGAAACTGTCGTTGAAGTGGAATGGTTTGTCGACGCTGGAGTTGGTGGTGTCTGGGGATCATTCCAGGCTTGACGGGTTGACGAAGCCGGGTGCACGGCTGGTTGTTGATTATGGTGGTGGCCAGATTTTTTCTGGGCCTGTGCGTAAGGTTCATGGTGTGGGTCCGTGGCGTTCTTCGAGGGTGACTATCACGTGTGAGGATGATATCCGCCTGTTGTGGCGTATGCTGATGTGGCCTGTGAATTATCGTCCTGGTATGGTTGGTATGGAGTGGCGTGCGGACAGGGATTATGCCCACTATTCGGGTGCGGCGGAGTCGGTGGCTAAGCAGGTGTTGGGGGATAATGCTTGGCGTTTTCCGCCTGGTTTGTTTATGACCGATGATGAGAGTCGTGGCCGCTATATTAAGGATTTTCAGGTGCGGTTTCACGTGTTTGCAGACAAGTTGTTGCCGGTGTTGTCGTGGGCTCGGATGACTGTCACGGTGAACCAGTTTGAGAATGCGAAGTTTGATCAGCGGGGTTTGCTGTTTGATTGCGTGCCGGCGGTGACCCGTAGTCACGTGTTGACTGCCGAGTCTGGTTCGATTGTGTCGTGGGAGTATATGCGTGACGCCCCGAAGGCGACATCGGTGGTGGTTGGTGGCCGCGGCGAGGGCAAGGATCGGCTGTTTTGTGAGGATGTTGATTCGATGGCCGAGGATGACTGGTTTGATCGTGTAGAGGTGTTTAAGGATGCCCGTAACACGGATTCTGAACATGTGCATCTCATCGATGAGGCTGAGCAGGTGTTGCAAGAGTTAGGGGCCACGTCGGGGTTTAAGATCGAGTTGGCTGAGTCGGATGTGTTGCGGTTTGGGCCAGGCAATCTGATGCCCGGGGATTTGATCTATGTGGATGTGGGCTCTGGCCCTATTGCGGAGATTGTGCGGCAGATTGATGTGGAGTGTGTATCGCCTGGTGACGGGTGGACGAAGGTGACTCCTATTGCTGGGGATTATGAGGATAATCCGTCGGCCCTGTTGGCTCGCCGTGTGGCTGATTTGGCTGCGGGTGTGCGGGATTTGCAAAAATTTTAGAAAAGAATTGGGGGTTTGTTGTGGGTATTGTGTGCAAGGGTTTTGATGGTGTGTTGACCGAGTATGATTGGGCTCAAATGTCTGGTCTGATGGGTAATATGCCGTCTGTGAAGGGCCCGGACGATTTTCGTGTCGGCACGACTGTTCAGGGTGCCACAGTGTTGTGTAGTGTTTTGCCGGGGCAGGCTTGGGCTCACGGGGTGATGTGCACGTCGAATAGTGTTGAGACGGTGACAGGCCAGCTGCCTGGTCCTGGCGAGACCCGATACGACTATGTTGTCCTGTCTCGGGATTGGGAGCAGAACACAGCCAGGTTGGAGATTGTTCCTGGGGGCCGTGCGGAGCGTGCCCGTGACGTGTTAAGGGCTGAGCCTGGCGTGTACCATCAGCAGTTGTTGGCTACTTTGGTGGTGTCGTCTAACGGGTTGCAGCAGCAGTTGGATAGGCGTGCTATAGCGGCCCGTGTGGCGTTTGGCGAGTCTGCGGCTTGTGACCCTACCCCTGTGGAGGGTGACCGTGTGATGGTTCCTTCTGGGGCTGTGTGGGCTAATCATGCCGGCGAGTGGATGCTACTGTCTCCGCGTATCGAAACGGGTTCTAAGTCGATTATGTTTGGCGGGTCTGCTGTGTATGCTTACACGATCCCGTTTGATCGCCAGTTCAGTAGTCCGCCTGTCGTGGTGGCGTCTATGGCTACGGCGGCTGGGGGCACGCAGCAGATTGATGTGAAAGCCTACAATACTACTAATAAGTATTTTCAGTTGGCGTTTATTACGAATGACGGGTCTAAGCCTTCTGGTGTGCCTGCGGTGGCTAACTGGATTGCTGTCGGTGTGTAATGTACGGCTTGCGGGTATGTGACGTGTTGTGGTGGTTGTAGTGGTAGGGGGCTGTAGTGTCATGGTTTACACCCACACTCGTAGCCTCTATTTGTACCGCTATCGCTACTGTTCTTGGTTCGATTCAGGCGGCTACGTACAGGTCGAAGAAGAGGCTTAGGCAGTTGTCTGCGCAGGTTGATGCGATGGAAGAATACACGTGGAATATTCGCCATATTGTTCATCGCTATAACGCGAATCTGCCGGAGAATGTTGAGCCTGTAAAGATGCCTGATTTGCCCGAGTTTTTGAAGGATACTGTTGATGGTGGTGGGGGGTGAATTGTGAGGGAGTTGGAGGAAGAGAAGCGGCAGCGCCGCTCGTTTGAGAAGGCTTCCCTGATACTGTTGTTCCTGTCGCTTGTGCTGTTGGCGGCGATGGCTGGGGGTGCTTTACGTTTCGGTGCTGTGGCTTCCCAGCGGGATTCGGAGCAGGCTAAAGCCCAGTCTAATGGTACAGCCGCTAAAGGGTTGGCTAGCCGTGTGCGGCAGGTGTGTGCCTCTGGCGGGCAGGAGTCTGCGCGGCTTCACCGGTCTGGCTTGTGTGTGGATGCTCAGCGTGTTGAGCGGAGTGTGCAGGGTGTGCCGGGTCCTGCTGGTGTGCGCGGCCCGCAAGGGCCTGCAGGGGTTGACGGCCGGGATGGTGTTAATGGTTCGGCTGGGCTGGTTGGCCCTGTTGGTCCGCAGGGTTCCCCGGGTTTGAATGGTGTGAAGGGTCCTGACGGGTTGCCCGGTGCTAACGGCAAGGATGGTGTTGCCGGTGTGAACGGGGCTGATGGCCGGGATGGCGTGCCAGGTAGGGATGGCGCTGATGGGGCTGATGGTGGCCGTGGCCCTGTTGGTCCCCCTGGTGTAGCCGGTGCACAGGGTGAGCGTGGCCCTGTTGGGCCTCAGGGGCCGCAGGGTTCTGCCGGTGCCGATGGCAAGGACGGTAAAGATGGTAAGGATGGGCGCTCGGTGGTGTCTGTGTACTGTTCCGGGGGTCGCCTGGTTGTGAAATATAGTGACGGTGTGGCTTCTACAATATCGGGCTCGGTGGCCTGCCAGGGTGTGAAACCGTCGCCTATAGTGACTATATCATCCCACAAATAGAAAGGAGTGGCTGTGATGGTAGTGTTTGGGGGTGGTGTGTGGTGAGATACATTCCTGCGGCGCATCATTCTGCCGGCTCGAATAGTCCGGTGAATAGGGTTGTGATTCATGCGACATGCCCGGATGTGGGGTTTCCGTCTGCCTCGCGTAAGGGGCGGGCTGTGTCCACGGCAAACTATTTTGCTTCCCCATCGTCGGGCGGTTCGGCGCATTATGTGTGTGATATTGGGGAGACGGTGCAGTGCCTGTCTGAGTCTACGATTGGCTGGCATGCCCCGCCGAATCCGCATAGTTTGGGTATAGAGATTTGCGCGGATGGGGGTTCGCACGCCTCGTTTCGGATGCCGGGGCATGCTTACACTCGTGAGCAGTGGCTGGATCCGCAGGTGTGGCCTGCCGTGGAAAGGGCGGCGGTACTGTGCCGGCAGTTGTGTGACAAGCATGGTGTTCCGAAGAGGAAACTGTCTGTGGCCGATTTGAAGGCCGGTAAACGGGGTGTGTGTGGCCATGTGGATGTTACGGATGCGTGGCATCAGTCGGATCATGACGATCCGGGGCCGTGGTTTCCGTGGGACAGGTTTATGGCCGTAGTCTGCGGCGGTAGTGGTAGTGAGGAGTTAACTGTGGCTGATGTGAAAGCCTTGCATGATCAGATTAAACAATTGTCTGCTCAACTGACTGGTTCGGTGAATAAGCTGCACCATGATGTTGGTGTGGTTCAGGTTCAGAATGGTGATTTGGGTAAACGTGTTGATGCCCTGTCGTGGGTGAAGAATCCGGTGACGGGGAAGCTGTGGCGCACTAAGGATGCTTTGTGGAGTGTCTGGTATTACGTGCTGGAGTGTCGTAGCCGCATCAGTAGGCTTGAGTCGACTGTTAACGGTTTGAAAAAGTGATGGTGGTTTGTTGTGGGTAAACAGTTTTGGTTAGGTTTACTGGAGCGGGCGGCTAAGACTTTTGTGCAAACGTTTGTTGCTGTGTTGGGTGTGACGGCGGGTGTCACGTATACTGCGGAGTCGTTTCGTGGTTTGCCTTGGGAGTCTGCCCTGATTACGGCCACGGTGGCTGCGGTGCTGTCGGTTGCTACATCGTTTGGTAGCCCGTCGTTTGTGGCTGGCAAACCGAAAACCACGCCTGTGGATGCGGGTTTGGTTCCACTGGATGATGGGGGCTTGGTTGAGCCGCACATGGTTGATGTGTCGGATCCTGGCATGATCGAGCCGATGGATGATACGGATGTTGCCGGCTATGTGCCGAGGCGTGCAGCCGAGTCTGAGGTTGGCACGGTAGAGTCTACTGTTGCATAATTGAATATGTGTGTGCCCCAGCGGCAACCACCACACGATCGTGGCAGCACCGCTGGGGCACTATTTTTGTGTCTATAGTATTCTATGATTCGTTGTTGTTGATGGTTTCTTCGAGCATCTGATACAGGTGGAGGCAGGTAGAGATCGTATCGCTGGCCTGGTCTAGAACGTTCCGGCCTATAACGTTTTTGTGGTTGTCGCGGTGGCGGATGATAGACCACATGATCTCGTCGGCCTCCGCTTGCAGTAGTTTTGCCTGGTATGCGATTCCGGCGAGCCAGTCTAGTGCTTCCTGGCTTGCCAGTGTGTCGTCTGGAATGCCACGGGTGTTGCTGTTGTTTGTGGGGTATCCTGCACTGTCGCAGTCCCACAAGATTTCGCTGCACTCGTCTAGCGTGTCCTGATCGATAGCAAGGTTGTCGAGGCTGACTTCTTTGACGGTAAGGTTCACGTTGTCGAGTGAGATGGGTACACGGTACTGGTTTTCGACACCGTCAACAATGTTTTGCAGCTGGTTCATGTTGGTGGGCTGTTGTTGGATGATTCGGTGTACCGCTGTTTTGAGGGCAGTGTAGGGGATATTGTGTGTGTTGTTCATGGTTTTTATGCCATTCCTTCGTTATCATCTGGCATGTAGTATGTGCTGTTTGCGTAATCGGTTAACGTCATCAGTGTTTGGTCTGCCCACTGTTTCACCGTCTGCCGGGTGACTCCGAGTCGTTGGGCTGCCACCGAATAGGTTTGGTCATACCCGTATACTTCGCGGAATGCTGCCAACCTTGCCAAATGTTTTCGCTGTTTGGATGGCTGGCAGGTGAGGGTGTAGTCGTCGATGGCTAGCTGCAAATCGATCATGGCGACAAGGTTGTTGCCGTGGTGTTGTGGCGCGGTTGGTGGGGGTGGCATTCCTGGTTCGACTGATGGTTTCCATGGGCCTCCGTTCCAGATCCATTGGGCGGCTTGGATGATGTCGGCGGTGGTGTAGGTTCGGTTCACTGGTCATCCCCTGAATAGGTTGTCGAGGTTGTCTGGGTTGCTGGTGGTGGTGTCGAATCGTCCGACGCAGTGGCAGTAGTCGTACATGAGTTTGATAATGTGTTGGTGGTCGCCGAGGTAGGTGTTTCCGCTGATACTGTAGGTGGCTGTGCCGTCTTTACTGATGGTGTATTTGGCGGTGATGGTTTCGGGTGTTTCTGTGTTGGTGATGATGGCGGTGGTGGTGGCGCCTACTGTTTGTAGCCTGGTGGTTTGGGTGCCGTCGTCGAGGATGGTTGTGACCATGGTGTGTGTTCTCCCCTTTCAGATGCTGGTTTGGTTGTCGGCTAGATGAATGATATCGGGTAAAGGTTTCGGCTGGTCTAGGTGTTGTATGGTTTTGTTGGCTAAACGTTTGGCTACCCTGTAGCACATTTTGGTGTAGTGTTTGTTGTCTAGGTTGTGGTATTGTTCCCGCACCGCAATGTATAGTAGGGAGTCTTGGTAGAGGTCGTCTGCACTGATTGCGGGGTAGTGTGTGGCTGTTTTGGTGCATGCCCGGTTGAGTGTGCGTAGATGATGGTCTGTGGCCCACACCCACGATGCGGTGGTGGCTAGGTCTGCTTTTGTTGGTCGTCTGCTCATGGCATCTCTTTCATCTGGCTATCTGGTAGTTGTTTGGTGTTTTGTTGTTGATAGTGTAGCACACGAGTCCGGGGTTTCCGGTGGTGCCTGTCTTGTGCCGGTACCATGTGGATTCGCCTTCCATGGATGGGCATTGGATGAAGGTGCGTTGTCCTTGCTCGGAGATTTCTAGGTGGTGCCGGTGCCCGGCCATGAGAATATTAGATACGGTTCCGTTGTGGAATTCTTGGCCGCGCCACCATTCATAGTGTTTGCCGGTGCGCCATTGGTGTCCGTGGGCGTGCAGGATTTGTGTGCCTGCCACGTCAACGGTGGTGGTCATTTCGTCTCGGCTGGGGAAGTGGAAGTGTAGGTTTGGGTATTGGTTGTTGAGCTGGTAGGCTTCTGCGATGGCGCGGCAGCAGTCTACGTCGAAGGAGTCGTCGTAGGTGGTGACTCCTTTGCCGAAGCGTACGGCTTCTCCGTGGTTGCCGGGGATGGATGTGATGGTGACGTTGGCGCAGTGGTCGAATTGGTGGATGAGTTGCATCATGGCCATGCGGGTGAGCCTGATTTGTTCCGTCAGGGGTGTTTGTGTGCGCCAGGCGTTGTTGCCGCCTTGTGACACGTATCCTTCGATCATGTCGCCGAGGAAGGCGATGTGGACTCGTTGCGGTTTGCCTGCCTGTTGCCAGTAGTGTTTTGCGACGATGAGGGAGTGTAAATAGTCGTCGGCGAAGTGTGATGTTTCTCCGCCTGGGATGCCTTTGCCGATTTGGAAGTCTCCTGCCCCGATGACGAAGGCCGCGGTGCTGTAGTCGGTGCGGGTGTCTTGTTCGGGTTTTGGTGGCTGCCATTCGGCTAGTTTATCTACGAGTTCGTCTACAGGGTAGGGGTTGGTTGCGGGTTGGTGGTCGATGATTTTTTGTATGGATCGGCCGGTTTCTCCGTTGGGGAGTGTCCATTCGGAGATGCGTGTGCGGCGTACAGTACCATTGGCTAGATTGTCGTCGATGGTGTCTGCTTCGTTGTTGTGGTTGGCTAGCTGTGTGAGTAGCCGGTCTATATTGTCTATCACTGGTTTTCCTCTTCTGTTTGTGGGGTGGTGTTGGCTTGTTTGCGGCGATAGTCTTTAATGACGGTGGCGGAGATGGGGTATCCGGCTTCAGTGAGCATTTGGGCTAGCTGTGTGGCGGGGATGGTTTTGTCGGCGAGGACGTCTGCAGCTTTGTTGCCGTAGCGTTGGATGAGGGTTTCAGTTTTGGTTGCCATGATGTCCTAGGGGTTGTGTGGTGGGCTGCCATCCTGTGCGGCAGTCGCCGTCGTGTCCTGGTTTGCGTGTGCACCATGAGACTTCGCCGGCATTGTGGATGATGGCACGGCCGCATATGACGTCATGTAGGTGTTCGGGAAACTTATCGTTGTTGTTGTCCCCGTACATGTCGATCAAGTGTTGGGTTTTAGTAACCATCATGTCTCCTATGTGTGAAAGAGTGTGCAAATACTATGCTGGTGTCATGGATGTTTATGCGGGTATGGTTTTCATCACCTTGCTGAACGTTACTTGGTTACTGTACATCATCTGGGTGATTTCCTGATCCGTTTTGTCGGGGTGCTGTTTTCGCAGGTTTGCCCATTGGCAGACGTTGTCGGTTTCCTGCTGTAAACGTGTCAGGTGTTGTTCGTTGATGATGTGTTTCCACATGGTCCATGACACGTCGAGCCGGTTAAGGATTTCGAGGGCTGGCACGTTGAACTGGTCGAGGAAGAGTATTTCCTCCGTGTAGTAGTCTTTTTCGTATTGGTCCCATCCGCTTCGGTGCCTGTTGTGCTGGTTTTTGGGGTAGGCTTCCCGGCAGATTTTGTGTAACCGTTTTGCCATGTCGTCGGGTAGTTTAATGTCGGGGTTGGCGCGGATCATGGATCGCATCCCGTCGTAGGTGGTGCCCCAGGTGTGCATGATGTGGAGTGGGTCCACGCCGTCGGCCCATTTTTCTGCACAGATGGCGAGGCGTGTGCGTCTCCTGGCGGCCTTACTCGTGTCGCGGCGGCCGGGGATGGGGCATGTGTCGAGGGGATCCATGATGCTTTTTATGCCTTTCTTGGAGTGATGTTTTGTTTGTCTGGTTTTATTGTAGCACAGTGTCTAGTGCTTGTGTCAACCCTGTTTTTCCGGCCTGCAGGTAGGTGTCTGTGACATCCCCGAGGGTGAGGGGCACGTGTATGGCTTGGGGGAGTGCCGTCTGGAGGGTTTGGGCCATCTGGTCTCCTGCTTTGTCGGGGTCGGACCATATGTAGATGCGGTCGTAGCCTTCAAAAAATTTGGTCCAAAAGGTTTGCCACGAGGTTGCGCCGGGTAGGGCTACGGCCGACCATCCGCATTGTTCGAGGATCATGGAGTCGAATTCGCCTTCGCAAATGTGCATTTCGGCTGCCGGGTTGGCCATGGCGGCCATGTTGTAGATGGAGCCTGTGTCCCCTGCCGGGGTTAGATATTTGGGGTGGTTGTGGGTTTTGCAATCATGCTGGAGTGAGCAGCGGAAACGCATTTTTCGTATTTCGGCTGGCTCCCCCCAGACGGGGTACATGTAGGGGATGGTGATGCACTGGTTGTAGTCTTCGTGGCCTGGTATGGGGTCATTGTCGATGTATCCAAGGTGGTGGAGCCGGGCTGTTTCTTCGCTGATGCCTCTTGCTGAGAGCAGGTCGAGTATGTTTTCGAGGTGGGTTTCGTAGAGGGCTGAGGCTTTCTGGATTCGGTGGCGTTCCGCAATGTTGTAGGGTTGTAGTGAGTCGTACATTCGGGTTTTCTTTCTCTAATTGTTGTTTCAGTTTGTGGAGTCCTCCTCCGATGCCGCATGTGTGGCAGTACCATACGCCCTTGTCGAGGTTGATGCTCATGGAGGGCTGGTGGTCGTCGTGGAACGGGCAGAGGATGTGTTGCTCGTTCTTGGATGGATTGTACCGTATCTGGTAGGTGTCGAGGAGGCGGCAGGTGTCAGAGGTGTGGGAGGAGCTCGTTGAGGGTTGATACCACATAGGCTTCGCTCCATGGCTTGTTGCGCTGTTTCATCACTACGAGTCCGATGGTGGAATTGTTTTGTTTGTTTCGGTGTGTTTCGTAGTTGCGTGCCTCCCGGCTGGCTTGTTTCACGAATTCGGCGAGGTGTGCCTGTCCTGCTTTTGCTTCGATAATGTAGGTTTTATGGCCGGTTGTGAGGATGAGGTCGCCTTCGTCTTCGCGGCCGTTGAGGTGGAGGCGCTCTATATCATAGCCGGTGTCGCGTAGCTGGTGGAGGAGTCGTGTTTCCCATTCTGCGCCGGCCCGGCGGTTGCGTGACTGTTGTGTCGACATGATAGTCCTTTGTGGTGTTCGGTCATGTTCCATGGCTGTTTTTCTACCAGGGGGCCGAAGAATGTGTATTCGGGGTAGGCTCTGAGTCTTTCGTATCGGGTTCCGTCTGGGCTGGATTTGCCTGTGCGCTGTTTGAGTACGGCGATGCGTGCCTCGGCGGGGATGGTGAGCCCGTTGCCGTTATCTTCGCCACCATACAGGGAGACTCCCAATATGAGTTGTGGTTTTTCGGAGAGGCCGTTTTTGATTTCCCGCCTAGCCGGGGGGTGTTCGATGTCTGAGCCGGTTTTGTCGGTTGCGTGGTGGGTGACAATAATGGTGGAGCCCGTGTCCCTACCTAATGCTGTGATCCATTGCATGGCTTCTTGCTGTGCCTGGTAGTCACTCTCGCAGTCTTGAATGTCCATCAGATTGTCGATAACAATGAGTGGTGGGAAGGTGTTCCACATTTCCATGTAGGCTTGCAGTTCCATGGTGATGTCTGTCCATGTGATGGGTGACTGGAATGAGAATGTGATGTGTTGGCCGTGGTGGATGCTGTCTCGATAGTATTCTGGCCCGTAGTCGTCGATGTTTTGTTGTATCTGGGCGGTGGTGTGTTGGGTGTTGAGTGAGATGATTCGTGTGGAGGCCTCCCAGGGTGTCATGTCCCCTGATATGTAGAGGGCGGGCTGGTTGAGCATCGCTGTGATGAACATGGCTAGCCCGGATTTTTGGCTGCCGGAGCGCCCCGCAATCATGACCAAATCCCCTTTGTGGATGTGCATGTCCAGATTGTCATACAAGGGTGCTAGTTGGGGTATGCGGGGCAGTTCGGCGGCTGTTTGGGAGGCTCTCTCGAAGGATCGTTGGAGAGAGAGCATCGGAGCCTTAATCTATCTGTCTATCGGTTGGATGATGTTTTGGTGGTCAGATGGAGTCGATGTCGATGTCAGCATCAGTTGAGGCTGTGGTGTCGTCTAGCTGGCCGTTATCGCGTTTGTCTACGTATTCGGCAACCTTATCGTAGATGGCGTCGTCTAATGGTTTGAGCACGACCGCGTTGAACCCGTTTTTGGTGCGCACGGTGGCGAGTTTGAATGCCTGTTCTTCGCCAAGGTAGGCTTCTAGTTCGCGGATCATGGAGTGTGGGCGGTCGTTGTTGCCGCGGGCTTTCTCGATAATGGCGTTGGGGATGGTTTCTGGGGTGCCGTTGTTGAGATCGTCTAGGGTGTGGAAGATTGTGACATCAGCGTAGATGCGATCGGCGACCTGTCCACCGTAGCCTTCAGTGTTGTGCTGAACGTCGTGGACTTTGAAGGCGATGGCGGTGGCGTCCTGGTTTCGGGACGGGTTGAAGAAGGTGCTGTTGCTGTTGTTGCGGTAGTTGGCGAGTCCCATTGTTGTTTCCTTTACTGTTTGTGTCGGTTTTTATCGGGTGAGACTGTTCCGTTTGCTGCGGAAAGCCTCGGATACGTCACTGTTACTGGTGATGGTCTTCTTGTACTGTTTGAGGAGGTCGGCTAGCTGTGCCTTGCTTGTGGCATTGTTAATTTTGTCGATGACGATGTCGTTTCCTTCTGAGGCGATGTTGTCTACGTAGTCTTTGGCGGCCTGATTGTAGCGATCTTGGAGGATGATGGATGCTGTGGCGATCAGTGTTGCCAGGTCCCAGTTCCGTGCCGCGGAGCTGTTTTTGAGTCCGCCTAGCAGGTCGATGATAGTCTTCTTTACCTGGTCGGCGGTGTCTCCGCGGATGACGGTCCATGGGGCGGCGTAGTCGCCTCCGTATTTGAGTGTGACGGTGAATCGGTCGTCGTCTGTGTTGTCGGTCACTGGTGCTCCTTGCCTTCTTTTGTTGGGGCTGTGATGGTGGTTTCTATAGGGTACCTGTAGGCGTCTTTCCCGTTAACAGCCCAGCAGGCGTCCTTGACGGGGCAGCCTTTGCAGAGTGCTGTGACGTGGGGTACGAAGATGCCTTGGCTGATTCCTTTCATTGCTTGACTGTACATGGATGATACATGCCGGTAGGTGTTGTTGTCAAGATCGTAGAGTTCGGTGGATGTGCCCTGTTCGACCGATTGCTCGTCTCCCTTGGTGGTGGCGGGTGTCCAAAACATGCCTTTCGTCACATCGTTGCCGTGTTGGGCGAGCATGTACCGGTATGTGTGCAGCTGCATACTGTCGGCGGGTAGGCGTCCGGTTTTGAGGTCGAGAATGAAGGTTTCGCCAGTGTCGGTGTCGGTGAAAACGCGGTCGATGTAGCCAACAATCTGGGTGCCGTCGTCGAGGGTGGTTTCTACCGGGTATTCGATGCCTGGCTGGCCGTCAATAACAGCGGTGATGTATTCTGGGTGGTTGCGCCTCCATGTTTTCCACCGGTCCACAAAGGTGGGGCCGTATATCATCCACCAATTGTAGTCTTTTTTGTGTGGCCCGCCTGACTCGCACATGTTTTTGCACACCCTGCCGGAGGGTTTGATTTCTGTGCCTTCGGATTCGGCGAGGGCGACTTGGGTGTCGAAAATGTTTGTGAAGGATGAGAGTTTGTCTGGCAGTGCAGGGTATTCGGCGGGATTGTACAGGTGTAGGTCGTATTGTTCGGTGATGTGGTGTATGGCGCTTCCGGCGATGGTGGCGTACCAGGTGTAGTGTTGGACATGGTACCCGTGGGAGAGCCGCCATTTTTCTCCGCATTCGGCCCACTGTGACAGTGATGAGTAGGAGATGTGGCCTGGATGGTGGATGGTTTTCGGGTATTGTGCTAGAGGCATTACTTGTCGCCTTTGTGGGTGTTCCAGGGGTTGCGGGTGTCTTGGCCGGCATCGTGTTGCTGGTAGGCGAGGAGTGCGAGGCAGTGCCAGGCAGCATGGGCCAGGTGGGGTAGCCCGGATTCATCATCGAGGTTGTTTCCTTGCTGCCATGATAGCAGGTGCCTGTAGAGGGCGTCGACACTGTGGCTCCACGGGTAGCCGCCGGTCCAGTTGTTGTCGCCGTATTTGGTGGCACCGTATCCTGCCACGGAGCCTAGATCGTGCAAGGCTGCGGGGTCGATGAGGGAGAGCCTGCAAAGTTTCAATTCTTTTCGGGCACCAGTATCAGGGTCGGTGTACATGCTGGTTGGTTCATCCATGGTGTGTGTGCTCCTTGAGTGTCGGGTTACTGGTTGGGGTTGTGGGCGAGTGCTACGGCGAGAATAATGATGGCGAGGGTTTCAGCAATAAGTATGGGTGTTGTGATCATTTAGTGTCTCGGGGATTGTTGGTGAGGGTTGAGGCGCCTAGGAGGGTGGTGAGGGCGCATGCGGCGATGATGGCGAGGGCGGCTTTGTGGCTGGTGCCGGTGGCGTACATCCATGTGATGATGGCGCCCTGTATCCATGCCAGTGTGGTGAAGAACGTTTCGTAGCTGTGTAGCTCAATGTTGTTGGGTGTGTTCATGCTTGCTCCTGAAGAATGGTGTTGATGGTTTTATAAATGTTGTACATGTCGGCTTCGATAGATAACAGTTGGTGGATTTCGTGGTCGAGATCAATGTCTGGGTTGAGGGTGTTGATGCGGGAGGCGATATCGGTGGCTGTGCGTAGTGTGCCGCCGGTGTGGTGAATGATGTGTGCCGTGTCGGCGAGTCCGGTGGTGACAGCGTAGTGGGAGAGGAGAGGCATAGCGGGGATGCTCCTTGGCGGGTTACTGTTGCGGGTTGATGTTGAGGTCGGTGACGTGCGGTGAGCTTTCTGTTCCGGTGACGAGGCAGTGGACGGTGACGGGTAGTTTGGATGCTCCCGGCTGGCGGACGGTGGCGCCGTAGACGATGCTGAATGTGTCTTTGCCAATAATTTTGTGGAGTTGGAGGTCGATGTCGGGGTTGCCGTTCCATTTGACACCGTGTGCGGCGGCCTGTTGTTCGGCTTTGCGGTTGCAGGTGTGTGCCGCGGTGATCATGGTGAGACCTTGTGAGGTTTCTTCACCCCTTGCTTGGGCTTGCTTGTGGGCTTTCTGCTGTTCGGCTCGCAGTGACTGTTCTGCGGCTGCCTGGCGGGCTTTCTTTTCGGCTTTGCGCTGTTGGGTGGTCTTGGGGGTCCATTCGGTGTTGGCTGTGGTGGCCTGTGGGGCTGGCTGTGAGGCGAGTGGCGGGTTGTCGTCTGGGGCTGGCATGAATGAGGCGGCGACGATGATGGCGGCTGTGATTCCGGCGATGGTGTAGCCTTTTTTCTTGTTCATGACTGTTGTCCCCTTTCTGGGGTGTTGTTCGTTGCTGACATGATCAATACTTCCAGCGAATGGACCTCGTGTCAAGGCTGCGCTCAACGATTTTGAGCGTTTCCTGTGTGGCTAGGGGTTTTATCGGGCACACAGGGTGAGTAGATGGCCTACGTTGATGCGACTCACATTCCAGTAGAGTTGCGTGGCTTCACCGCCGGTGAGCGGCTTCCACTCGTCATGGCTGAACACGGTGCCATCGGATGCGATGAACGTGTTGGGGCGTAGCTTGTGGAGTTCGGCTTCCACGCTCTGCCGGTAGGATTCGGCGAGGCCCTCAAAATCCATGTGATCGCAGGAGAGGTTTTCGAAGCGTGTCAGGTCGAAGGGTGTGGGGCAGTCCGGGGTGGGGGTGTAGAGCTGGGTGAAGTGGTTGGCGATCTTCTGCATGACGGGTTCCTTTTCTCGTGTGTGGATGGTTTTTATCGTGTGGCTTCGGCGATGATGGCGTCCACATCGATCGTGTCGATCATGTCGTGGAGGTCCTCGGCCTCATCCGCGGTGAGTGGCTGCCAGTCCTGGGGTCCGTATATGGCACCGTCGAGGGTGACAGTCCACAGGGGCCGGATGAGCCGGACGGCTTCCTCGACTTTGGCACGGTATAGGCGGCAGATAATAGACGTGTGGGTGTTGCCTATGTCACATCCTGCCGGGTGTGCGGGGTGGAGTGGGTTGATTTCTGTCTGCCCATAGAGGCTGGTGAAGGATGGTGTGATGAGTGTGCCATCCATGGGTGTGCTCCTTTCGGTGGTGTATGGGTTGTTGTGGTTTCTAGAGTGTGTAGGTTGTGATCCATAGTCAAGGTGGCGCTCATTCGGATTGAGCGTTTCATGCTAGAGTGTCGGGTGTGACAGATGCCACTGAATCCCTTATGCCCTCTCTCGGCGCCTCAAATCATGTGGGGGTAGGATGATATAGGGTTGACCCTGCTGATCGATTCTAGGGGCATTCTAGGGCGTCTCAGGGGTATGTCTGGGTGATAGCAGGTGGTATGGCAAGTGGCACAGACTTGGGGGTGGATGTTCAGTCGGGAGCGCTCGATGGTCTGGCTACACGAGTGCCTAAAGGACTCTTCGTTTATATGAGATATGTCACATCGCCTAGAGTCTAGGGACACCACAGATATCCACCAGCCTACCCTGCAGATGGCACAGGGGACAGGAATGCCTCTCTAAGGCGCATAAAGGCCCCTCTGAGGCTCTTGCACCCTCAACCCTAGGTATTTGTACCCCAATGATATTCTGATCGATTCTAGGGACTGTTTTGGAGCTTACACGAGAACAGCACCCAAGAACTAGTCCATCAACCCTTACCCTGGTTAGCTAAGCCTCAACTATGTGGACAGTGTCGGATACTGTGGGGGGAAGAAGGACGCGGTAAAAGAAAGAGGGGGGAGTATCAGCCTTCACGCCTTCAAGCCTTAAGGTCTTAGCGCTTAGCACCGATGGTCTTAGCAGTTAGCACCGAGCCCCCTCAAGGGCTCGGCATCAGCCCGAGCAGGCTCAGCTCATCAGGGAAGGCTTGAGAGTACGAGGAGCCTTAGCGACGAGTACTCGAAAGCCTGAGGGAAGACCATCAGCACTGATGGGCCTAGCGTGTTCGGAAAGGACACAAGGGTACAGTGTGAGAGCTGTCCGGGAGTGAAACCTGTTCTGACTAGGGGTTTCAGCCTTAACCACCCTCAAAGGTTACAAGACTCTAAGAAAATTTAAGGAAAAGTTTAGGTTTAATTTTTGGACCTTTACTACCAAAAACACCCGTTTACACCCCTCAAACCCGCCTATAGAGCCAAATCCACCAGTTTGACTCATCCCAGGTGGGGTATGATAGGCTGGACAGGTAGCCAGCTGGACGCAAGGCCGAAATCCGCTGACGCGGCTTTCACCCTTACATCCATCAGTCTACCAAAGACTTTAAAGCTTCAAGGCTAAGCGCTAAGCCCTTAAGACCTTAACACTTAGCACCGAGCCCCCTCAAGGGCTCGGCATCAGTCTTAAAGCCTTAAACACTTTAAGTAAACTTAAGAGCTTAGCACTTAAGGATATAAACTTAACATCAGTGTTTAAGACTTTAAAACTTAAAATAACTATTAAGACTTAAAGACTTATAAGCTTTAAACACTTAAAGTAACTATAAGACTTTAAAGACCTTAAGTACTTAAAGTTAACCATCAGTCTTAAACTTTAATATTATAACCTATAAGCCTTAAAGCTTATAGGTATAATAATATAATATAAGTATTAAAGCTTATAAGTTATAAAAGTTTTAGAAGAGCTAAGGGGTTAACTTCTTTACTTCTCTTCTCTCTTTGGTTCTTTCTCTCTTCTCTTCTTTTC